TCAGATACGTCGTTGCAGACGCTCCCGCTCGGACATGCCGTAGAAGAAGTTCAGGTCATCAAAGCGGAAGCATTCGATCTCGGCGCTGTTTCTGGCCGTGACCTGCAATTCCTGGTTGGGCAGGTCGAGGCGCGGTAGCAGGTAGTAATCGAGTTCGGCGGCATTGGCGGGATCAAGCCGTACCGCTACCGTGATGTCCGGGTGGTAGCGGCTGGGGTCAAAGCGGATGCGCCAGCGTTGCAGGCCATTGGGAAGTTGCTGGCAGCGCGCGAGCACCAGGCTGATGACCAACTCCTGGTTCAAATGCAGCAGATCGGTTTGCGGGTCACGCCAAATCTCGCCACCCAATTCGGCAATGGTGTGCTGGGTGCGGTCGACGATTTCGGGATGCAGTTGGCGCAGGCGCCGGTTGATCTCGAGGAATTCCAGGTCCCGCCCTGGACGGAAACCGACCAGTTCATACGCCTTACTCAAACTGCCGAAGCGCTGGATGTAGGTAGCGGCGCTGGGCAGGGCCGGCGCCTCGTTGATGATCAGGCCCGACAGCGTCCCACGCTCCTGGTAGAGCAATCGCAGGTGTTCGAGCAGTTCTTCATCGGAGAAACGACGGCTGCGCTCCGTCAGGATTTCCTGCGCGGTCATAAACGTGTCAAGCGGGACGATGCCCTCGAACGCACCTTGCTTGCGGATCCACATCTGCGGCGGGTTGTCGACGTGCTTTTTCTTGAGCTTGAAGGAGTGGCGGTTGTAGACGTTGTTGCCGATGTACTTCTCGTTGGTCAGCACCTGGCGCACCGTGCTGTAGGTCCAGGGGCGGTCCAGATCGGTGTGGATTGGGATGTCGTTGAGGCGCTGGGCGATTTCAGACAGTGGTAAGTCGTCTTCGACCAGCCATTGGTAGATCTGGTGGACCGTGGCCACTTCCTGCGCCGGCCCCGGCACCAGGATCACCCGGTCGGTTTGCAGGCTTTTGTGCTCGCCGGGTTTCAAGGTGGCTTTGATGGTGCCAGTTTGGTCGATCAGCACCCGGCGCAGGCCAAACCCGGCGGGACCACCCTGCCGAAACCCCAGTTCGATCAGGCGGCACTGACCGGCAAACACCTTGGCCGAGAGTTCACGGCTGTACTCACCGGCCATGGCGCGCTTGACGCCTTTGACGATGGTTGAAACGGGGGAGCCATCGTTTTCAAACTGCTCGGCGACGTAGGCGACGCTGATGCCCTTGCGTTTGCAGATGTACTCGTAATAAGCCGATTCGTCCGCATCCTGAAACCGCCCCCACCGACTGACGTCGTAGACCAGGATCAGGTTGAAATCGGTGTTGCCGGATTCGACATCGGCGATCAGCCGTTGTAGGGAGGCGCGACCACCGATCGACAGACCACTCTTGCCATCGTCGGCATAGGTGCGGACGATTTCTATCCCTCGCTTTTGTGCGTACTCGAGAATCTTGTCGGCCTGATTGAGTGTGGAATACTGCTGGTGTTCGGTGGACATGCGCACGTACTGGGCGGCGTGGAAGGTTTGGTTTTCATTCAAGGTCATGATCTCTCGGAGCTCTTTTGTTTCGGACATGTTTGCTTCGAAGGCCAAGCCGTATCAAGGTCATGTGGCGCGGATCGTCGACATAAAGTGAGGCTGACGGACGGGGTGGAGAATTACGTAGCTTCATGGCTCACCCCACCTTGCGCAGACTGGCTGCGTCGATCGTCATGGCCACAGGTTTGCTCAAGAGATCGAGCAGCACCATGGCGCGGCCTTCAGCGTCATTCATCTGGTAGATCGCCTCCAGACCGGCAAAGGCCCCTTCGGTGATGCGCACGCTGTCGCCATGGGCGAACAGGGTGATTGGGTCGGCTTGCTGTGTGGCCTCGCGCTCGCGCAGGGTGGCGATCAGGGCGTCATCGACCCGCGCGGGCCGGCTACCGAAGCACACCAACTCGCTCACGCCGACGGTGGAGCGGATCGGGCTCCAGCTCTGGCCATTGCCTGATGTATCGAGGCGCACGAACAGGTAGCGCGCGAACATCGGCTCCTGCACGACGGTGGATTTGCGACGAACGAGTTTTTCGGTGGCAAACAAGGGGAGATAGGATTCGAAGCCTTGGCGTGCCAGGTTGGCGAGCGCAACCGCTTCCTGCCGAGGTTTGCTGCGCACGAGGAACCAGACCATCGTGCTGGGCGAGGGGTGACTGGTGGGTTTTAGCGGCGTTACAGGAACTGAATCGGTTTCTGCCAGCATGGGCTGCGGCACCAGCTTGGGTGAAATCGAAGGCGGTGGTGACTTGGGTTTCGGAGCCGGCGCCGGAGCAGGCAATTCATCCTCTGGTGGCGGGGAACGCAACAGTTGCGCCATGGCGCGAATCAGCGGCAGCGGTCTTGCCGTGGCCAGCACCTGCTCGACCAGTGCCAGCATTTCACTGCGCTCGTACGCCTGGATGTCATCGAGCTGGTAGCCGACCTGCAGGCCGGCCTGGGTGATGGCCAGACCCTCGTTGGCATCGCGCAGTTTGTAAAGCGCCTGCACGGGCAGGCCGAGACGCTCGGCGGCTTGTGGCGAGGTCAGCAGGCGCGGGGCCATGGGGCGTGGGGCAAGGTGAACATGCCTCCATGAAGGCGCTGTTCGCGAACAAAGCCAAGGCCATCTGGCGGGTGTTGTGCAGATTTCTGACGCACAAACGACAAAAGACCCCGCCTTCACCAGCCACCCAAGAGGGAAGCCAATGAAGACGGGGTCTATGGTTTACTGCTGTTGCGTTTGCTGCAGCCGCTGGCGTAGCCTACCTGGGCACACCGCGCCATTTGTCGAAACTACGCGCGCCGGTGTAGCCGAGGTAGCCGGCACCGAAGAGCCACCACAGGCTTTCCGGCACGGCATTGAGCAGCTTGGACAGGTTTTCAGCGGCCTGAAACACCTCGGCGGGCCACCAGATGCCGATGATGCTGCCGATCACCGACAGCAGGATCACGCCGTAGATCACATACAGAAATGTCGGGCGGGCGCGACTGGTCCACGGGTCGGCTGAATTGGCTTCGGCCAGAATGGCCGAGAGGCTGACCTGCATTTCCTGCAGGGCCTGCTGACCTTCAGCTTGAAACAAGGCGAGTTTGGCCTGCTCGCGCTGGGCTGGATCGGGAATCAGGCGGTCGATCAGTTTCGCACTGGCTTCGAAGAGGCCCGGGACGAGTGTGGTCAGAATCGGTGTCATTGGCCACCTCCCATCAGTTTGAACTTGATGGCCGCGCCGAGCACGATCACTGTCAGTAGTCCCGTGGTGATCACCTTGACCATGGTTTGCCAGGCTGTGTGGCGTGCTTCTCGCCAGGCTTCGAGCAGATCACGCAGCTCGCGGATGTCACGTGCCGCATGGCCGTTTTCCAGACCGAGGTGAGCAAGGCAACGCTCGGCCCCGCGCTCCGCCGCACGGGTGAGCAAATCATCCAGATCCTCGGCGCGCAGGCTCAGCACGGGTTCGGCCGGTAGTTCAGGGGGAAGGGATTGCAGTTCATCAGACATGGGGGACTCCTCAACAAACACAAATGCCCGCGCTGGCATGCCAGGCGGGCGCAACAAGAAGGGTTTCGACAGATGATGGGGAATCAGCGTGGTTCAGGCGCCAACGGCGAGATCAGCGGTATGCACTGCCGGGTGCTCGGCCACGCAGGTGATTTCCACCTGCTCGCCACGCGGCCGCACGGCGATCACCCGGGCCAGCAGGCTCCATTGCTCAGCCATCCCAAAAGCGAAATGGGTGCGCTCGGCCGACAGGCCGGTTTCGACAGGGATGTCGGGCAGGTCTACAAATACCACCTGCTGTGCATCACTGCTCGGCAGCACCGCATGCGGGCCACTGACCCCGCCGTCCCGGCGACGCAGGACCATTACGTGCGGTATGTGCTGCTGACCATCCGTGAAATGGACCGGTTCTGAGAGGGAGGCGGTTTGGGTATCGGCATCCCAAGCGACGATTTCACCGCCCACGCCCCAACTGGGCATGTCATGGGCAATGGCGATCAGGTCGCCGTAGGTGGGGATCAGCCCTTCCAGCTCGGTGCACAAGGTGATGATGCGACGGCGGTAGCGGTTGGCCGCCGCCAGATACAGTCCCTCGCGCACCGCATGGGCTTCGGTGGTGCAACCAAAGAGCCGCAGCTTGGCCGGGTTGGTGCTGCTGGAGCCCGGCAGGCTCACCGTCACTTCGTCTGGTTTCCAGGTGCGGCTGCTGAAGAATTCCACCGTCACCGCGTCGGCGGTTTCCTCGCCCGGCATCACATATTGGATCTTCAGACTGTATTTGACGATGTTGCGGGGGCTGAACAGCGCCACGGGCAAGAGCCGTGCCTCATCCCGCACGAGACGCACAATGCCGCCTTGCAGAAAGGGCACCGCCCGACCGCAGCGGGCCACACGGGTCAGGGCTTCCCAGACCGTGACCTGCTGGTCGAACACGCCGTCGAACTGGTCAGCCCGGCCAGACCAGACCTGATCGAGTTGCGCCAATGCGACCAGGTCCATCCGCGCGTCCGGCAACTTGGCGCCATAGGTCGCGCGCAGGATGTCGGCGAAAACCCAGGCGATCGAGCGCGTGGGCGTAGCAGCAGACCAACCAGAGTCAGCCGACCAGACCGGCAGCTTGCGCGTGACGATGCAGTTTATGAGACGACTGGAGCGCTGCGACAGGTTGTCGGTGGCGCGCATGCGGATGGCGAGCAGCGTGATGTTGTCAGGGAAAGTGACGCCGCCAGCCAGATAGCCCCGGGCCTCACCCCATCGCACTTCGTGACCGGCGCGCGAATTCGTGTCCTTGCTGTCCATCCGCGTGGCGCGTACTTCGTAGCGCCCGACAGCAACTGAGTATTTGTAGGACAGGCGCTGCGGCGTGGTCGTAGCAGCTGTCAGGCTCTCACTGCCCAGCGTGAACCAGGCACCCACTGGATCGCCTGCGGCATCGATGGCCCGGGCTTCCACCTTCCAGTTGGCACTTCGGCTGTCGAATCCTCCGGCATCATTCGCGAAGTAGAGCCCACGCGGCAGCAGGACATCGATGCCGATGTGCGTGACCTCACTGTCCGCCGGATTGATAGCAAAGCCCCCGGTCCAGGTGCCAGCCAACAGCTCCTGCCCGGCGACCTCGGGCGCGGTCACCACATCCGGATTGAAGAGCGTGACCGCGCTGCCCGGTGGCACGATCTGGTAGGTCACTTCCTCGAACGAGGCCATGGGCGTGTCCTCGATGCGAATCTGCTCGATGTCGTACTCACCCAGGCCGATGCAGTGCAGTTGGTGCAGGTACTGCTCATTGGACTGGTATTCGCCATACGGCGTGGCAGCCAAATCCGGATAGACCAGATGGCGACCGTAGATGACCGGTATGGGTTGGGCCAACCGCGCATAGTTGCCCTGGCCTTGCAGGCTGTAGGTGGGCGACGGCTGCGCCAGACTCCCGCCCGAGCCGGCAAAGGACGGCATGTTGGGCGTGGGCAGCGGCACCAGTGCACTGACCAGAGCAGAGCCCGCCGTCATGATGATGGCCGAACCAACGGCTGTGGCCAGGTTGCCGCTAAAGCCCAGGCTCGCTCCCAAGGGACCACCATAGACCGTGGCGACCACCATTACCGCGATCATCAGAACGGTGCGCAACGGGTTCTTGCCACCGCCCCCACCACTGCCCCCGCCCTGCGGCAGGGTGATGAAGAGCACCACGCCATCGATGGGCGTGACTGCCCAATCGGCACGCAGCACAGGGGCGCCGTTCTTGATGCAGACGGTGGGCTGATCGAATTCGGCAATGCCCTGGGCACCGAGCCACTGGCGGATGGTCTGACTTGGGTGGGCCACCATCACTTCGCGGTGACTGGGCTGGAAGGGGTTGCGCAGCAGGACAACGGAACTTTGCTCGGCGTGAATCACTTGCTCTCCACAAATCGGTAATAGCCCTCCACCCGCCAGCCGTGCAGCAGGAGTTCGGGGAGCTTCTGGAACACGACACCGGCGTCCTTGACCGCGTGGAGCACGCCACCGCCATCGACCGCCAGCCACACGCCGACATGCACCGGGTGGCGGGATTGGCGCAGCAGCACGGCATCGCCTTCCGCGGGTTGCGCCACGGCCATCCAGCGTTGTCGCTCGGGGTGGTCGCGGAAGGTGGTCATCACGGTACGCAGGTCGTTGGCATTGACCGGGATTTCGGGCAGGTCTCGGCCGAAGTGCTCGCGCTGAATGGCGAGGAACAGGCCCCAGCAATCGAACGCATCCGGGCCACGTGCACCGGCGTGCCAGGGCCGACCGATGAGCTCGGTCGCCCAATGGGGTGTCGGGCTCATCGGGCCAAGCCCGGGAAGGTTTTGGCGGTGTAGCTGATGCCGGGGAAGGCCTTGTTGCCGACGTCCAGCATGCGAGCCCGACCTGTCACCCGAAAGATGTCCGCCTCCACTTCCGTGAGCACCAGGTGGATGGGCGGATCCATCTGTGGCCCTTCCAGATCATTGGACAGGTACGGCCGGTAGGTCACCTCGATCACCGACTGCGACTCGGCGGCTGCGTCCAGGTGGCGCACAATCTCGCGCGAGACGTTGTCCAAGGTGACGGTGATTTCTGGCACGGGCATGGTGTCCACTGGTGGCAAATCCAGCTCAAAGCCCATGGCCACGAATTGCACGCGCTCGCCGGCTTGCAGCGGGGCTTGCGATTCCAGCCGTGCCCACAAATCGCCCGTGTCGCGCACCACGCGGATGGCAACCAGCTGCCCTGTCTCATCGACAAAGGCGGGGTGGCGCAACTCCAGGGTGTGCAGGATGATCTGCTCCGACGGGGCGCTGGCGTAGGCCTCTTTGATGGCCTCAGATAAAGCAGCGTTCGGCATCAGAGATCACCGCTCACAGGATGACGGGGTAAGGCACGTAGCTGGTTTCGCTGTCGTCCTCGGGCAACTGCGCCTCTCCGGCATAGCCGCTAGCCAGCACCTGACCATCATCGAGCAGAAACACCAGGCCTTGCTCGGAACTCGAGCCGTAGGATGAGATGTCGACCACGCGGCGCTGTGCAATGCGCACGAGTTCCACGCTGCTGCGGTTGGTGGCATCCCCCAACCCTAGCGCCCCGTTGCCGTTGTAACCCCAGGCGTAGACGGTGCCGTTTTCCAATAAAGCAGCGCCGTAGTTGTAGGAACCGGTACCGCCGTGCACGGCCTTGACCACCGTATTTCCTACAGGGACTTGCACGAAGTTGCCACTGTTGCTGCCGTTGGCGTTGCCCCAGTACGCCCCCGCACCGCAGGCCCACAAGGTCTTGTCGGTTTTCTTGAGGTAGGTGAGCGGATAGTCGTAACTGCCGGTGTAAGCATCGGCCACGTTGGTGGCCACCTGTACCGGGGTGAACTGGTTGGCAAGATTACCGTTTCCCAATTGACCGTAGTCGTTGGTGCCCCAAGCATGCAGGGCACCGGTACTGTCCAAAGCAAATGCATGTACATAAGCCCCGAACACCTTGACGATGGTTTTGCCAGCGAGACTGCCACCCGCACGCGGCATGGCGACGTTGGCCTGATTGCTGCTGCCATCCCCCAACTGCCCGTTGCCGTTGTATCCCCACGAATACAAAGTACCGTCGTTTTTGACGGCGTAATGGGCTGTGTAACGCTCCCGCCCGGCAGCAATGTGGGTGATGCCGGCGAGCACCGGCAATTGCACGAAGTTGTTTCGCTGGGTGGTGTCGCCCAAGCCCAGCTGCCCATAACCGTTGTAGCCGCAGGCATGCACAGTGCCATCGCTGCACAGGACCAAGGTGCTGTTGTAACCCTCAGTGCCGCAGTTCAGTGCCAGCTGGATCACGGTTTTGCCGGCGATCGAGTTGCTGACATTGGCGCTCATGTTGTACGGCACCGGCTGGTTGGTCGTGTTGCCTGTACCGAGTTGGCCATAACCGTTATAGCCCCAGCCCCACAGCTGCCCGTTCTTGTCGATGCAGTAGCCGTTGGTGTCCTGGCTGTAATAGAGCTTGGCCGCCCCTGGAAACCCGGGCGGAAACGCGGTACGCGCCGGGTACGAGCGCGCATAGGTGGTCCCATCGCCCAGCTTCCAGTTGGCATTGCGCCCCCAGGCGCGGATGCTGCCATCGGTCATGATGAGGCCGAACTGGCGGTAGCTATTGGGCTGTGTGTTGCTGGCGTTCTCTGGCAATTTCAGCGCCTTGGTGCCTGAACGCACGTCGGGTGTCGCCCAGATCGGCACTCCCTGTGCGCCCATGGTAAGCACCTGCCCGGCTTGGCCCACGGGCAAGGCGACCAGCTGGTTGCCATCGAAGTAGATGACCTCCCCCGGCAGGCTCGAGACCCCTTGGGTGCCTTGCGCAAACAGATCCCAGGCAGAGGAGTTGGCGTGCGGCGCCACGCCCGTGGTCGCATCGGTGCGGCATACAAAGCTATCGCCGTTGTGGCCGACTACATCTTGGCGGGCGTAGGTGGCATTGGCGTCATACGCACCGCGCCAGGTAAAGGCAATCTTGCCCAGAGAAACGGTTCCCATGGAACGCTCCTTCAAGAAACAGGTAAATGAAATTCAACAGATTCAAAACAGGATCGGTGACGGCGCGAAGCGATGGTCGCTATCGTCATCGCCCGTCTGGCCGTATTGACCGTGGCCGGTCGACATGACCTGGCCATCAGTCGTGAGGAAGTGGTAGGCACCGTAGTGGTATTCGCCACCTTCGCCGCAACCCATCGTTCCAGAGCGTGAGAAATCCACAATCGGTCGATCGATCAGAACGAAACGGGAGGGCGTGTTCGAAGAGTCGGCGTAGCCATTGCCGCATTGACCGGCACCACCCATGCCCCAGCCCACTGCTTTGCCGTCAGCTCGAAGTGCCATGGCCGATGAGCCATAGCTGCTGCCGTACATGCGCAGTTTGGTGACTTGGGTCAGAAAGTCGCCGCCGATGGTCGCCCAAGTGGTTCGATCTGTGCCAGCGCCGATGTGATAGTTGTTATTACCGGTATGCCGCACCGAGCCATCCTGCATCAAAGCTAACGTTCGGCCATAGCCACCCGAGATTGCATAGGCATCGACCACGCCATCAAGAACCTTGTAGGGAAACAGGGCGTGGCCTGTGTAGATGTCCCCCGTGTATCCAGTTCCCCAGATCCCCGAGGTCTGACCGCTGTCATGACCCCAGCGGTAGAGCGCGCCATCTTCGAGAATGACGCCATAACTGCGGTAGTACTGGCTGCCCGCCACCCAATGAGCATCTGACTCGGAGCAGAACACTTTCTTAACCCGCTTTTCTGTGCCCCAAGGCATCCAAAGGCGGTGCGTGTATTGGTCGCTGCCAAAGCCACAAGAGTTGGCTTCTCCGGCAACCCATAATTTGCCAGCAGTGTCGATCAGGTAACTGGCGGCATAGGTGCCGCCTGACAGGAACACCGCTTTGATCGGGGTGTCCGCAGTGAAGGGTACAAGTTGCGGCGTGGTCACCACTGCAGTGTGGCCCAAGCCTAGGCTGCCCTGCTGGTTGGCGCCCCAAACATAGACCCTACCTTGTGCGTCCAGGCATGCGAGCATGCGGTAGCCATACCAGTCATGGCCAGTGACCATCTGTTTGACCACCGCGTTGGCCGGCAATTGGCCGATCCCATTGACACGTCGGGGTACCGGATTGGCGCTCGCCGTCGGTGAGCCATAGCCGCTGTTTCCCCCGGCGTGCCAAAGTCCACCCTCGGCATCGATAAAGTAGGTGTCATCCCACAAGCAGGTCACCGACACGACGCGGGGCGTGCCGGGTGGGAACGCCACCCGCGCGGGAAATGTGCGGCCAATGTCGCCGGTATTGCCAGTCCCTTGCTGCCCGGAGAGCGCGCGCCCCCACGCGCGTACCGAGCCGTCGTTCATGACGGCGGCCATGAAGTAGTTCGAGCTGTGATAGTCCGCAGCAGCGCGGTCGGTGTTCATCAAGGCTGTGGCAATCGTGCCGTTGCGGTCGGCCATGAAACGAAATTCCACACCATCCGCGCCATTGGCGTGGAGCACCATGCTGCCGATGCCGCCGACGGAGACGCCACCGGTCAGCAAATGCCCTTTGAGCACAGCGTCTTGCTGGCCGAGTGCAAACGGCTGCGGCTGCCCGTGGCGGATCACCCAGGCCCCACCGTCCTTGAAGACCACGTCACCCTCTTGATAGCTCAGGAACGGCGAGTAGATGCCGCGCCAGCGGTAGCCCAGTACCGATATATCGAGATTCACAGTTGTACCTCCAGCGCGTTGTTGTGAATCGCGAAGATCACGCCTTCGGTCAGCGTCCAGGCCAGGAAGTCCTGGACATCAAGATCGGTATCACGCCCTTCGGTGAGCAGCAACTCCGAGCCGTCGCTGGACAGATGAAATCCGTAGAAACGCGGCAAGGCGGCGGTATTGACCAACTCGTAGCCGGATTCATCGGCCTTGACCTTCAAAAGCATGCCGCGTGCGCCGGTCAACGAGTCGGGCAAGCCAACCGCCAACAGACGAGCGATGACCTGCTGCAACACGCTTTCCGCATCGACCAGGATCTGATTGCCGCTGGTCTGGACTAACTGCAGCACGGCATTGGTGTCGGTGACGCCTTGGCTGGCGGCAGACTGTGCACGGTCGGCTTCGCTCGAAGACAACTCCGCCGAGGTCAGTGCATCCTGGGCGGCAGATTGGCTTTGCGCGAGGATGCCTTGGGCCGCGAAGTTAATGCGGGCATCGGCATCATTCAGCAGCTTGGCCACGGTAACGACAGTGCCACCTTCGGTGCTCACCGTCTCAAGGGAACTGCCATGCACAACGGCATGCAACAGCGCACTGTCTGTCGCCACCCGCGTGACGGCATCGTGCAGATCGGCTTGTAGACTCATAGGAATTTCCGGGATCAGGTTGGGGCAGGCAAACCAGGGAAACGGATGGGCAAGGTGACGTGAACCAGTTGATGCAATTCGCCCCCCATGGTGAAGATGTCTTGCGCTTCCAGCTCCAACAGCAAGTTGAGTGCGCCCTCATCGAGCGTGGGCCGCTCGCGGATTTCCAGCTCGCCTTTGACGTCCCAGCGCCGGGCCGAGCGCAACTGGGCTTCGAACTGGCGGGTGAAGCGGGCTTCATGGGGCAAGAGCCCGAGACCACCGAGCAAGGTGATCTCGAACCACTGACCACCCTCGTCGGCGTGGTACTTGTACCAAGCCTCGAACAAAGCAAACTGGGTTTCGGAGAACAGCCAGCGCACGGTGATGCGCGTGGGCGTTTGCCGAAAGCGGCGACGCTGGCGTGCCGGGCCCGACTCCATGTCGGTGCGCAGCACCGCCTCCTGTGGAGTGAGGCCATAGCCTTCGACCGAGGGCAGCGGTAAGGTCGTTGGCCATTGAACATTCATCGCATCGCTCCGGCAGCAGGGTTCAATCCGTAGCGGCGCTCCAGCGTCGGGGCCAATCCTGAGCCTTGCGAGATTGATCGGGCCATGCGCGCTTCCATCTGTTCAACGATCACATCAAGCCGTGTGCTGCCGTCGGGTTGTTGCTGCTGCTCGACGCGGGTTTCAACCCCACTGGCGCGGTTGATCACATTCACTTCCACATGGACTTGGGGTTTGGTGGCGACGGCACCACCCAAGGCACGCAACTGCCCCGGCGTGAACACCGCCTCCCCCTGTCGGGCGATGATCGGCACTTCACCCGACACCAGGCCGCCGGTGTGGAAACGGCGCGCACCGGCAAACAGGGTGGCACTCACCTGACGCGATGGCAGGCCGTCGCTACCGAGCAGGCCCCCGCTGTGCGCGATATTGGCGTTCACGCCCATCAGGTCCCCTGAACCCAGGGGCAGCGCGGCACTGGCCGCCGGCGCAAACAGGCTCATCGCAAAGTTCGCCAGCGGTAGGGTGATGGCGCGCTGGATCTGGATGCGGATCAGGTCGCTGATGATGGAGTTGGTCAGGCTGTTGAAGTCCAGCTTGCCGGTCGTCACAAACTGGGTGAGCGCGTCTTCCATGGACTTGAACGCACCGGTCACCGCGCGCTCGGCCTGCTTGGCGGCATTCGTCGCATCTTCGATATAGGTGCGCAAGGCCGCCTTGGCCCCGAACTCCGCACTGCGCTGATAGTCGGCATTGGCACGGGTGAGATTTTCAAGAATGGGGAGTTGGCGCGCCAAGGCGTCGTTGATGGCCTCGATGGTCTGGGCGCGCAGATCCGCATCCTGGATCTGGCTGGCTTCCTTGCGCGCGGACGCCGCGGACTTTTCCAACTCGGCGCGGGTTTGCAGGACTATGCGTTCGCTCGCTGACAGGTCCAGCATCTCGCGCTGCAGCTGCACACCTTCGATCCGCTGGCGATTGCCGCCGATCAGGGTTTCGACGATCTTGCGGGCGTTGGCTTCTTCTTTTTCGTAAGCCTCGAAGGCCTTGTCTTTTTCTTTCTGGCGCTCGATAGATTCCAGCACCTGAATGTATTTCTCTGCTTCGACCGAGACACCCTTGTAGCCCTTTGCTTCAATCTGCAGGGCGCGGGCACGCAGTTCAGCAGCTTCACCCTCTTGGGTACGGGTCAGGCGCGAGCGCAGTTGGTTGAGGAAAGCTTCGCCTTCGTTCAGCTTTTCTGCCGGCTTGGGTTTTTCGAATCCGGAGAGGTCGAGGCTGGGGCGGGGCTTGCGCGGCAGCGTTGGCAGAAACTTGTCGTAGATTGCCTGGACCTCCTTGGCCTGCGCCTCGGTGTCGAGCACGAATTTCTGGCCCATGACGCGCACGGTGCGGCGCTGCTCGTCAAAGAACTTGGCGACCCGATCGGCGTAGCCCGGGTTCTGGTTGATGTTGAAGAGCCGGTCGTTGGCGGCACGCACATAGTCGTCACGTGCAGTTTGCAGTTTGGCGATTTCGGCATCGATGGCCTTGGGGTCCAACCCCATCGCCTTGCCCGAGCGCAGCATGTCCGTCTTGAACCAGGTTTCGATGTCCTTGCCCACCACCGACAGGCTGTCAAACGGTTGGGCGATCACGCGTTTCAACAGCACCGCCGACTCAGCGATGAAGGCCAAGCCGGAGGCGACGGACTCGAGGAAGGTGATGGTGGCCTCCCGGTTGGCTGTAATGCGCTGCAGCTCATTGCTGAAACTGCCCGTTTCAGTCTGCGCCAGGATGACCTGCTCAGTGAAGTCGGCCAAGATCGGAATGACAGCGGAGCCGATCTGGCGCTGCACGCCTTCAAAGATGGCAGAAAGGCGCGTGAGGTTGTCGTTGAAGACCTCGGATGCACGGGCCACGTCTTCGGACATCACGAGGCCCAGGCGCTGGGCTTCTTCCATCAGCGCCGTAATGCCCTCTCGTCCCTGGTTGAGGAAGGGAATGATGGCCAGACCTTCCTTGCCGAAGAGCTTGACAGCCAGTGCAGCCTTGTCCGCACCATCCGGCATGTCGGCGAATTTCTCGGCCAGATCGAGCAGCACAGCTTCAGTCGGACGGATTTGTCCATGCGCATCCGTGGCTGAGATGCCCAAGGCCTTTAGGGCGGCGCTGCCTTCATCGCCATTCACCTGGGTGTCGAACATGGCAACTGACAGTTTCTGTAGCGCCTTGGTCAGTCCTTCGGTGGTGACATCCGACAGCTTGGCTGCGTAGTCCAGCGCGGTGAGCGCTTCGACGGAAACGCCGGTCTTTTGCGAGAGTTTGAAGAACTCGTCGCCGACCCGCGCCACCGGCATGACCAAGGCCGTGATACCCACACCCAAGGCAGCGATGCTGGCGCCCGCAATCAGACCCGCTGGCCCGAGTTTGCCCAGGACCGAACCCAACAGACCCAGACGCTCGGTTGCGGCTTCGAGCTGGAATTTCGCATCGTTGGCTGCAGACGACAACAGTCTCAGACCACCAGACGCTGGCGTGGCAGCCGCCTCGATTTTTTTGAGCGAGCGCTCCCCCTTTTCACCAATCTCGGACAGCTCGGCTTTGACTTTTCCGCCGTCGACCACGGACAGGCGGATGGAGAGGTTGCGTTCAGCCATTTGAAATCAGTCGTCGCGTTATTCGTCTTGCTGCAATGTGCTCATCAGGCCCGCCTCGACTGCCGGGAAGAGATCGATCGCAGTGGCCTTGTCCAGCCCCGTGCTCTCGCAGGCCAGCATCCAGGCATTAAGATCCAGCCCCACCACCCGGCCCTGCGCCATGCGCAACTGGCTGGCACAGATCTCTATCGCACTGGCGGCTTGCCAGCCTTCCAGACTCTCGGGCGCGTTCATGGTGTACGGGCACTCGGGGCACGGTTCGGGGCAGCTTTGAAAACAGGCGCTGCAATAGCTCGGCCCGCCACCGAAGTGCCATCCGGTGCGGGCCTTCAGGCGTTTTTTTCTGAATCGAGGGCGTAGAGGCCGGCGAGGTATTCGCGCTCGAAGGCATCGGCCAGCAGCCAGTGCTCCATCAGGGCGGCCACACCCTCAGGCGTGACTGCAGCGGGTTTGCCCTTGTCGTCGGCTACACCTTCCCAGGCCAGCACGGCCAGCTTGGCCAGTTCGGTGATCAGGGTGGCGGTGCGTTCACCGGCCGCAGCGGTATCGGTGCCGGCCACTTTGGCGGCGGCATGGCGTGCGGCCATCACCAGCGCCGTGGTGGCGGGACGCACCTGCAGGCGCACGCCAGCGGCCAGCGTGATCCAGTGCGGCTCACGCGGAAGATTAAGTTTGATCATGAGAAACCTCGGTTGGGTGATCAGTAGGAAGAGACGTCGTTCACCAGCTCGACGGTGAACATGCGGGCCACGCTGGTGGCCTTGGCGGCTTGCCACTCGAAAGTGGCCTGGATGCCGCCGGGGCCCGAGATGGAGAGCTTGGGTTTGGGCAGATAGACCTCATGGGCGATGAAGGTCAGGCGGTGATCGGCATCGATCGCGTAGCCAAATGTCAATTCCAGCGGGGTGTTGTTCGTGGCGGCATCGATCAGCGTGGTGTCGGCAAACCGCACTTCCAGGTTGCCGGTGAGGCTGGCCACCGTCGGGTCCGCGCCGTCAATTTTGCCGTCGGAGCGAATGGTCTCGATGCGCTCCAGGTTGTTGGCATAGGTCAGCTGCGCCGAGACCACGTTGCCCAGGGCCTGGCCTTCTCGCAGGATTTGGCCTTGAAACTGGTTGAAGCGCTGCAATTCGCGAGTGGCCGGGGTGTCATCCAGCGTGGTGGTGCGCCGCACCTCGCCTTGGGCCACCAGACCCACCGTGGCATTCGCGGCTCCCGAGCGGGCAAAGCCCACCTGCAGGCTGTTGACCATGACGCCGGAAGCGACGAACCAGGCCGGAATATCTGGCAGACCCGTTTCCAGGGTGAGGCTGGGCAGGCTCGGCTTGCCGGAGGTGAAGGTGTGGGTCACCACGCCCGTTCCCACCGAGGTGGGCTCGCCCAACAAGGCCTTGAGCCACAGGCCGATGTGGCGCACGTCCAGCGGCACGACCATGTCGCCCTCGACCTCGATCACATCACGGATCGGGGCACTCGGATCGCGCCCCAGACCGATCAGGTCATTGGCGATCAGCCCCTGTTCGGAGCCGAGAGAGGTGGAGACAAAGGGCAGCTGCCAGTAGCCATTTACCGGGGTGCTGCCATAGGTGGATTCGAACGCGGCCAAAAGGCTGGCGTTTGCGCCGTAGGCACGGGCCATAGTTTTTTCTCCTTGGGAAGTGGGTTCAGTTCAGTGGCCCGGCACTGCTGTAGTGCAGGACCACGGGCAGCAGGCAGGCCTTGATGCCGCTCGTGCCTTCGGGGGCCAGTTCATCGAACTTCGGTTGACCGATTTCGGCGTACTCGACGACACCGGCCAGCGTCCGGTCGGTTTCGATCAGGGTGGCGAGCTCGGTGAGTAGACCGTCCATGCGCGCGTCGCGCGTTCTGGTATCCGGATCAGCCACAAACAGTTCGATGGCCACCTGGTGCTGCCAGTGGTAAGTCAGTGGCGAGAGCGATACCTCGGGCTCGCCCATCTCGCCGTCGCGCAGAATCGCCATGGCGTGGTCCGCGATGCGCTCGGGCAAGGCGGCGTTACGTTTGACCATCGTGCCCAGTGACAACTGGCCGAGCACCGCGAACAAAGCACCGATGGCGTTTTCTCTTTGGCTCATGACGTTGCCCCTTTGCGGTCGGCTTCATCGAAACGGTTGGCAATGCGCTGGGCCAGCGTGCTGATCCAGCGACGCGCGCTGCGGTCGATGTCGAATTTCTTTTTGAGGGTCACTTGGGGTACGAGCAAGAACATGGGCACGGTGACCAGCCCTCGGCCGGTGGTTTGGGCCTTTTGTGAGGCGGCCGAGAAACCGCCGCGTTGGCCCTGGCGGGCGCGCTGGTTTTCTGCGACGAGCAGCGACGGTTTGCCTCGACGGTAGATGAAGCGCAGGCGCTGGCCACGCAACTTTTCCCAAAGACCGGGGGTCATGCGTTTGCCGCGTGGGCCTTTGCCGGCAGCCGGCAAGGGAATGGCCAGCCAGAATCCATCCTTGGAACGGATGGTGGCCCCTTGGTCATGCGCACCGACAATGACGGGCGCCCGGCTGTAGACCAGGCCCGCCGCCTTGATGCTCAGTTTGCCTTTGGGATAAACCTCACCGCGCCAGGTGTTGGCTAGGCGCTGGCCCAGGCCCGCACCGGTGATCTGGCCGCGCAGTTCGGTCTTGAGGCCATCGGTCGCCTCCCGGATGGAATGCGTGACCGCCTGTTCGGCAATGCGCACCTCATCGGCCAGCATCTGGTCCAAGTCGCCAGACAGGGCAGCTTGCAATCTCATACCGGCGCTCCTGTGAGCGTCCAGATCAAGCGGTCCCGATCCGCCAATGGCTCACCCACCACCTGGTAGGTCTGGCCAGCAACAGTGAAGCACTCGCCCTCGCGAGGATCAGTCACGTCACGGGCCATCACATCGAAACGGTGGGTGGCCACCACCAGCCGGGTGTCGCCGAAGGACTCGACGACATCCGGTGTCTTGGCGATGACGCGCGTGGCAATCTCCACCCCATCGGCACGCCGGTAGCTGCCCGGCCTGCCGAGGTGCAGAAAGCTGCTGGCCAGTAGGCGGATGAAGGGATTAACTGGATTGGGTTGATCGGGATTAGGCTGCACCGGATCGCCCATCACGCCATGATCAGCTTGACCAGCACACCCGGGCGGTGGCACATCGGCAGTGGGTTGCTCTGGGTGTGCAGATCCGTGCCGCGATCAAACTTGCGTGGCTCCTGCTTGGCGTAGATGGCCTGACCCAGCGTATTCACCGTCTCGTTGAAATCGGCCGGGGCGAAATAGGTGGCAAAGGTGTCGACCGTCCCCAGCGGGAAGGCATGGGCTTCGCCCTCGGCAATGAAGTCGCGCGTCTGAGCGGCGCCTGCCCCGTCGAGATAGCTTGCTTTGCCCAGATATTCCTCGAAGACGATGCCGCCAAACGCAAAGCCATTGCGCACGTCGTCACGCAACATGGCGCCCTGGGCATAGTTCTCATAGGCCTTCTCGACCTTGGCGTGGCCGGTGAGCTTGGCAAAGAAACTGGGCGAGCACAGCACGCGCACGCCGGTCATGAATTCCCCGCGCAGGTTCTCGGTGATGCCGCGCAACACATCCGCACACTTGTTGCGCACATTGGTGGTGTCCGCATTGAGCTGGAAATTGACCGTGCTCGGGTTGAGCTTGAAGACCTCGAACAGGTCATGCAGCACACTGCCGTCAGCATCGAGGATGACGCCCTTCAATGCCCCCATACGCAGATGCTCCAGGGTGATAGCGTGTTTGTTGCGCATCGATTCCAGATGCTGCGCCAGTACCTGCGCCACGGTGTCCATCTCGGTCTCAGAGCCGAAGGCGCGCACGCCCTGAACTTCTTCCGGCAGGACCACGTCTTCCAACGGAATGTGCGGAATCACGAAGGAATGCAACTGGCGCTTGTCGTGCTTGTTCTGGGTCGCTGCGCTGCCTACCGGCAGGCTGGGCAGCAGATTCAGCGTGCCATTGCGCGACTCGATCACCACCGAGCGGGTACGTACCGGCTTGGCCGGGAACAGATTGAGTTCCTCCAGTCGGCCGTAGCGGTTGGGGATGAGGTTGATGGCGGCAGTGAGGCTGGCCATCGAGAACCCGGGATTCTGGAAAGGGTTTTGCATGAGAGGGCTCCAATAAAAGGAACGGCCCGCGGGGTGACCGGCGGGCCGATGAGATGATGGAAAGGAATTTTTGAGGTAGCCGGGGGTCAGGCAGCGTTGCGAACCAGAATGCCCAGATCACGCAATTGCACGATGGCGGCTGACTTCTGCTCAGCCGTGATGGTCTCCGGCCAGATCAGGGCATCGCGCAAGACGATGGCGTGATGGACCACCACCAGGGCGTCCGGGTTGTCGTCGGTGGTGGCATCGCAGTTGTTGAGAAGGACGCCTGATGCCTGGTTGAGTGAACCGGTGTCGGCTGGATCGAGTGGGGCGATTTTGCCGGTCGCCGTATCGGTGGCGATGACGGTACCCAGCGTCAGGTTGTGGCCCGCGGAGAGAGTGAGGCGTTCGCGGGAATAGCGGTCTTCTGCTTCGAAGCGCAGCAGGTCGGCCAAGTCGTGCGGTTGAGTGATGACGGACATGGGGGAGTTCCTTTCTTAAGCGGTGCCGGTGAGTTTTTTGACGGCAGCGACGATGGGCGAAGTCTCGGTATGCGATGGCATCGCCGTGCCGGCATCGACGGTGATGGTCGATCGGATGGCCGTTGCTTCGGTCTGGGCTGCACGTGCATCGATCAGCGCGCGGCGCACCTCGGCTTCAGTCTTGCCAGCCGCGATGAATTGAGCCGTACGGTCGGGACAACCGGCCAGCATGCACACTTCGGCAATGGCCTGCGCGCTTTGGGTCACTTCACGGCGGGCCTGTGCAACCAGAACAGCGGCTTCGTCGACGCCAATGGTTTCGGTCAAGGTTTCTTCGGGGGTGTCTTGTGGGTCAGACATGATTAACTCCTGTGGAGGATATGCCGCCTCAGCACTGATGACGCCCCGCACCTGAGACGGCGGATGGGTAAGGGCGTTTTTTGGGGCGTTGATGAATCGATGGAATTCGGCCAGCGTGGACTCCAGCGTCTGGACACCATCGGCAAGCCCCTGGGTCACGGCATTGCCGCCGAAATACAGGCCGGCCTCGGTGGCGCGAACCGCATTAAGCTTCAGGCCACGCATGGCTGCGACGTGTTCGGTAAAGATCGCGTAGAGCCGATCGACCTCGCTTTGCAGCTCAGTCTTGGCGCTGTCCGACAAAGGCTCGTGTGGCGAGTAGTCGTTCTTGTGGGCGCCCGCCGTGATGGCTGTGTAGCGATACCCGTCATTGGCATCCTTGACCGACTGGTCGACATGCAACGCGATGACGCCGATGGAGCCGACGCCACCCGTTTCCGTCACAAATAGGCGCTGTGCGCTGGCCGCAATGGCATAGGCCGCCGAATACGCGGCATCGTTGGCCACCGCCCAGACAGGTTTGATGGCCGTCGCCTCACGCACGCGGCGCGCCAACTCGAAACTGCCCGAAGCTTCTCCACCAGGAGAATCGATGTCCAGCAGGATGCCGCTGACCTGCGGGTCGGCCAGGGCGGAGTCCAGCATGGCCGCGATCTCGCCATAGGAGGTCAGGCCCGACGCAGCCTCAAGACCGAGCGCGCGTTTGACGAGGGTACCGTGAACCGGGATGACCGCGATACCGGCAGGCGTTGCTGTTGCAGGTTTTGGCGCGGGTAGAGCCAGATCAACGGCCGGCACAGCCAACCTCAGGCGTTCGCCCATCACCGCCAGAATGACGTCGAGTTTGGCCCGATGAACGAGCAAGGGCGTCCCGAACAAGCGGGAAGCAAGGTGAGGCAGCATGAACTACTCCAGAGGGGGTTCGGTTGAAAGGTCGGTCGCAGTGCCTGCACTGGCCGACGGTGGCGGGGTGGTAGCGGGCATGGGTTGGTCGTAGCGGGGGTCCGAATCGAAGACCAATCCCAGGTCATCGGCCCGTGCGTTGTCGGCGGCGATTTCCCGGTCCACGTCCTCAGCGTCGTAGCCGTTACCAGAGATCGCTTCCGAGCGACTCATGAGGCCCGCGCGAATGGCGAGCTTCATGGCGTTGTATTCTTTTTGCGGATCCACCCACTTCCAACCCTGGGGGATCCACTTGGCCGCCTGGTATTGGCGCTGAGATTGGCGATATCCAGGCAAATTGAGCTCGCCTTCGAGCACCGCCTGATCCATCCAGGCGCGCCAGATCGGCCGGCACAACTGGTGCACGATCACGCCATGCTGCAAGGCTTCGCAGCGGCGGCGAAACTCCAGCAGGCCAGCGCGAATGGAGGAGTAATTCACTTGCGTGAGGTCACCCGTGAGCATCTCGTAGGTGATGCCCATGGCAGCGGCCACCGCGCGGAACTGCTGGCGCATGAATTCGGCGTAAGACGATCCCACATCAGCAGGGGCTGAGAACTTGATGTCTTCGCCTGGCTCCAGGATTTGCAGCGTGCCAGGCTCCATGCCCGCGAGCGCCACACCGTTGGCATCTGCCGCCGACTCGCCCATCAGGTTGTCTTCGGGGGCCATGCGGGTGATGAAGCCAGCGAACATCGCCGCCGTCTTCTTCCTCACCAACTCTGCGTCGTCGTACTGATCCAGCTCGTTGAGCTTCACGAGCGCCCGGGTGAGCCACGGCTCGCCCCGAATCTGGCCGGGACGCAGCGGGCGGAACAGGTGGATGACTTCACTGGCGTCCACCCGAACCGTGTCCATGCCACCGCCGCCGGCACTGCCGGACATCGGTGCCAGCAACCCATCGTTGGGATGCGATCGGTACAGGTGGTAAGCCACCCGCCGACCCAGACGGTCGAACTCGATGCCAGCGCGAATGACGTTACCGCCGGGCAGATCCCGGTTCATGGTGGTTGGCAGGTGCTCGGCTTCCAGCACCTGGATCTGCAGCGCCACCGGCAGACCATCTTCGGTGCGGCGGTAACGCAGTCGGATCAGTGCCTCGCCGCCTTCGAGCATGGCGCGGGTGGCCAGGGCCTGCAGACCGTAGAAGTCGGTCAGCCCTGCCGCATCGGCCTGCTCGCACCAGTCCCACCATAGGCTGTGGATGGCTTCGCGGGTGGTCTGGTCCTGGACCATGCTCTGCGGCTTGATACCGGTGCCGATGGCGTTCGCCACAAAGGCTTCGATGCCAGCCGCTGCCCAGGCGTTACGCCTGACCAGATCACGGCTTTTGGCGCGCAGTTCGTCTTGGGCCAGCGACAGGGCTGCCACCGCACCGGGATTGCTGGGCATCCAGGCCAGGGCACGGCGACCACCGCCGGTGCCGTCATAGACCGGTGTGCCGCCGAACATGCGGCGACGCAGACTTTTGAACCAGGCCATCAGAGCGCCTTGCCCGTGGTTATACGGATCTGGCGGGATTTGGGTGCGCCGGAATCACGAGCCATGGTGGCCTCGACCTCGGCGATCGCAGCCTTCAAATCGGCCACGCTGCGGTACTCGATGCTTTTGCCTTCATAGGTCACGCGGTGCTCGCCGCTGGCCAGGGCTTCTCGCAAGGCCTGCAGGTGTTCTGGTGTGTAGGTCATGTTCAGGTCATCCATCGGCTTCTCACCACGCGACGCGGGTTGGGTTTGGCACTGCCAGAAGTCACAAGGCCACCGTCGAACTGCTGTTCTCGAGTGGCCTCGGGGTTTGTGATTTGTTTGGCAACGACTGGTGGGTCGGTGCCGAGTTGTTTTTCGAGTTCTTGCCAGTGCCGGTCTTCGAACCGGTCCAGTCCTGCCGCCGCAGCCGCTGCCCGGGCGTAGACGTAGCAGTCGAGCGCCTCGTTGCGCTCGCGCATCTTTTGCCACTCGCGGTGGGCAAAGCCGTTGCGGTCACGCCGCGTGATCAGCTGCTCGGCACAGAGCTGTTGCAGGTATTCGGCATCGACCTTGGGCAGGTGCACGAAACCGACCGGGTACATCGGCGTGATGCCGTCTTCGGCCACCTCGGCGCTCTTGCGCAGGTTGTTGTAGAACTCCAGCTTGGCAATGCCGCCCGCCACCGGGAACACCTTGATGCCCCGGCGCAGCTTCTTGCCGCTGGCGGTGGCGTCCACCGCCGTGGGGGTGCCGATCAGCGCCGCACCCCCGGCAATGCCTTTGATCGGCATGAGCCGCGCATCGCGTACGCCGCGCACGAAGGCATAGGCCTCCTGGGTGGCATAGCCGGTATCGAGCGCCAGGCGCGCCAGACTCAGCTGGCAACCGCTGCTGTGGGTCCAGGTCTCGCCCATGAGCTTGGCGAGAGCCGACCAAACCTCGGTGCGCGCCGTATCCCCCATCAGGACCCGGTGCTCCACCAACCAGGCGGCTTTACCCCGCCCGAAGGCCCAGACCGAGACTTCGATTCGGTCCTTTTGTACGTCGGCACCGGCGGTGAGCAACAGGCCGCCCGCTGGGACGGTGCCGATGCGGTAGTCCTCACGACGTTCCAGCAGTCGTTGCCAGTCGGGCGCCTCGCCCTCTTCGACCCAGGTCTCACCCAGTTCGGTGTTTTTGAAGGTCTTGATGGCCGAGGCTGAGCGGGAATCGGACATGGCTGCCGACTCCCAGGCCCGGGCGATCTCGATCCAGCTTCGCCAACCCACCGGGCTGTAGAGGCTGGAGAGGTGAAACCCAGCCGTGCGCCCGGCCTGTTCAGGCGCGCAGGCCTGCCACTGGCCGTTGTCCAGCATCCAGGTCTTGTGATGTTCGGCGATCGGCTCCCCACAACCTTCGCAGATGTAGGCTGCTGTTTCTGGCTGGCCACGCTCCCAGCGCAGCTGCTCAAACCGCAGCCACTGGCGGTGATCGCAATGCGGACACGGGACGAAGTAGCGGCGCTGGTCCGATACTTCGAACTCGCGTTCGACCGCACTCGCCCCGGCAATCGTCGGGGTCGAGACGATCAGGATCTTGCGCCGGGCAAAGGTGCGGGTTCGCGCCTCGGCCAGAGAGATCGCATCACCTTCGCCTTCCACATCCAGTGGGTAGCCGTCGACCTCGTCGAGAAACAGGTAGCGCACCGGCATGGAACGCAGCCCCACCGCGCTGTTGGCACCGGTCATCACCAGCACGCCGCCATGGAATTCCTTGGCGAGAATCGTGTTGCCCGAATCCCGGCTGCGCGCGGGAGCGATGCGCTCCTGGATGGCGGGGCTTTCCTCGATCAGCGCGTCGATGCGCTGCTTGGAGGCCCGCTTGGCCATCTCCACCGTGGGCCACACCGCCATCATCGGGCCCGGGGCGTGATGGATCACATAACCTACCCAGTTCAGGCCGAGCTCGGTGCCGCCCACCTGCGCGCCTTTCATGAACACCACACGCTCGATCGGCGACATCGGGGACAAGGCATCCATGATCTCCCGCAGGTAGGGCGTGCGGCTGGTGCGCCAGCGTCCTGGTTCGGAGGCGGCCTTGCTGGAGAGCACCCGATGCTTGTCGGCCCATTCGGACACCGTGAGCAGCGGATCGGGGGTCAGACCCTCGCGCCAGGCACGCTCGATGGCGTCCCAGCCTTCGTAATACAGCTCATCCATGGTCAATCCACCTTGGCCTGCAAGTCGCCCAGGTCTTGAAGTTGCTGGCGCACAGCAGCATCCAGCGCCACGTGCAAGGCGTGCGCATCGACGCCCAGCCCTGCGGCCATCTGCGACGAGATGCGCGCAGGCCAGTTGAGCCAGGCATCGCGCTCGGCACGGGCCAGCTTGAACACATGGGCCACGGCCTGTGAGCGATCGACCAGTTCGCCCTTCAGTCGGGCCAGGCGCACTTTGTTGGTTTGCGCCTTGACTACCTCGTTGACGGTGCGGGCCTGGAGCAGCGAAGTGCCCCCGGACGACAGCGCCGAGGTGGGTGGCTCTGGCGCGTCACGCACAACCTTTGCGGAAGCCTGCGGAGTCTCGCGGCCAGTTGCGGAAACCTGCGGAGTCTCCCTGGCCTCAGCAGTCACCGACCGCCGGGTCGGCGTGGTGTTGGCCGCCCACTGGGCATCGGCCACCACCGGATCGATGGTGCCATCCGGCAGCTGGCTGATGCGCCCAGTGTCGATGGCCTTCTTGACGGCCACGTGCGACACGCCGCGATGGCGCGCGTAGGCGCGAATGGACAGTCCCATGGTGTTGATCTACTCAGTGCAAGTGGGTGGCCTCCTGGAGGTATGGGTCAGGCAAAGGCGAGTGAATCACCCGGGATTAAAAAGCGCTTGGCTTCTGGGGCGCACAGCGCGTGAATGCAGATGTCGATTGACAAGCAACCCACCAAGGAGCCCCACATGGCCAAACCCAAGCAACCCACCGCACTCTCCCCGGACGAGATCGAGCTCTTGCTCGAATCGATCGCCCTGGACCACCTGTTCATCGAAACCCTGCAAACCCGCCACCGCGACAGCCTGGACTTCCACGACGTGAGCGTCTGGGGTGTCAAAAGCGCCCTGCAAGCCGCGTTTGATGCTGGGCTGCGTGCTGCAGGTGGCGCGCCAAAGCAGACCGTGCACCGCGTGCGCAAAGTCACCGCGGCACATCAAACCAGTGGCAACGGCAGCACCGCCGCCCTGCAAGCGTGAGGGCGCCATGACCATCTCACTCAACCCCAACCAGCAGGCCATCCTGGAGCGCGCCATGCAAGACAGCGGCGGTAAGATCGCCTGGTTTCCCGAGCACATCAAGGGCGGCGCCCGTGCCAAGGTGCTCGAAGGCTTGTTCAAACGCGCCTTGATCACGCCCGACGGCGATGAATGGGTGGTGGCCGCCGAGGGCTACGACGCCCTGGGCCTGCCCCGACCAGGCGCCTTGCCACCGACCATCACGCTGGACGATCCGGAACTGGAAGCCGATGTCGCCAGTGCCGAGGCCAGTTGGCAGCAGCCCGTCAAGGACAAGCCGGTTCGTACCCGCGCCGACAGCAAGCAGGCGCTGGTCATCGGCCTGCTGCAGCGCCCCGAGGGCGCCACGATCGCGCAGATCATGGAGGCCACCGGATGGCAGCAGCACACCGTGCGCGGGACCCTTGCCGGCACGCTCAAGAAACGCCTGGGGCTGACCATCACATCAGCCAAGGAGGCAGGTGGTCAGCGGGTGTACCGCATCGAGTCCACAGCCGCTGTCAATGCCACCACCACTGAATCGGAGGCCGCATGAACGCCCTCCCCAACTTGGCGCGCCTCGATGAACTGGGGCAGCGCCTGGCCGACCAGGCGTTTCGCACCCTGATCAGCCTGTGCCCCGAAATCCGCGGCGCCAGCCCGGCGCGCCAGGAGGCGGTGTGTGCCGCGATGCGCGCCAAGGTGGCCCCAAGCATCGACAGCCTGCTCGAAGACGCGCGTCTGGCGCCCTGTTTGGCCGAGGCGGCGTTTCACAACGCCGTGCTGACCCTGGCGCTGGCCGGCGTCGAAGCCTTGCAGGCCAAGGTCGCCAGCCCCAAGTACCGATCCATCAACCAAGTCTCAAATCAAACCAGAAAGGCCCGTCATGCCAAGCATGTCCATCACCATTGAACGCACGCCTCTGACCCTTCAGTGGGAGGAGATTCAAGTCGAGCAACTTGGCATCCGGCTGCCCTTTGCGCGCAAACCCGAGAACCTCAAGGACATGAGCGCCAGCGGCAACTACATCGTCTACGTCACCGAGACCCGGACCATGACGCCCGAAGAGTTCGATGGCTTTGCCGCCAACCTGCTGGTCTCGCGCGACTGGCTGGCCGGCAAGGGTGGCTATGTCGGCCAGGGGCGTTTGTGCATAGAAGTTCACGCCCCCGGACGCCCGTACCTGTATGTCGATCCGTCTGGCGGGGACTACGCCCGCTACGCGGCCCGCCTGGGCTAGTGGCTCTGACGCCACGCTGCTCATCTTCTTCCATCAAAGCCTTGGCTTTGCATCGCAGCAGCGCGTCAATGAGGTCATCGCCCAACGATTGAAGGAGACTCACCATGACCCTCGACCTCAACACCCTCATGCGCCAGATGACTGAGCAAAAGGCCAAAGACGCCTTGCTCACCGCCCGGTCCACCCTGGAACGCAGCCTGCGCGAATTGGACCATTACATCGAGCGACTCGAATCCGCTGAGACGCCGCACGACAAATCGCAGGTCATGAACTGGGCGCTCAACGCCCTGGCCTGCAACATCACGCCCAACCTGCGCCTGGACCTGATCGCCAACGCACAGGCCGAACTGGCCAGCGTCGCGAAATGATCACGCTCTCGAAAAATGATCGAGAAAGCCTTGGCTTCTGTACCCTGGAGCGCGTCAATGGAGTCATCGCCAACACAGACACGGAGCCGACGATGACCACCACTCACATCCCTGCCACCCAGAACGAAGCCTGGGGCTTTTGGGGCACGATGAATGATCAAGCCGCAGCAGCTTGGCCGATCGCGATGACGGCGATTTCGGACGCCACCAACCAACCTCTCGACTCGGTCCGCGCCTTCCTGGACAGCCGCCATGGCCGTCACTTTGCTGACGATGTACTCAACGGCCTGCACGCCGGATTGAACCTGCACGATGCGATCCACGCCGCCACCCAACGCTGGATGGGCTGGACCATCGGCCGCCTGACCAGCAAGCAGCACGGGATTCCCAAGGGGCTGCCCTACCTGACGGGCTTTGTGATTCACTGCGAGATCGTCGAAGAGGCCCTGGCCGACTGACGCACCCGCAGGGCTTCAAAGCCCCGGCGCAGCGCGTAGCTGCGCACGATCGAGACGGCCGTGAAGATCAAGCCGATCAGCAGGTTTTCGGTGACGGTCACGGCCAGGCCGAACAGCGGGAACACCGCCATCTGCGTGACCACCGCCACAACATAACCCACCAGCACATTGGCGAGCGACTCCACCAGGGACATCAGGCGCGACTGCTTCATGCGTCGGCCTCCGCTGCATCAGTCGTGATAGCCACACCTGCCAAAGCCGCCAAGTCGTTGAACTTGACCGCGTCAAGTTCCCGGTAGGCTTCCTGCCCGCTCCAGTCCTGCCAACGGCGAACGATCACGTCCACGTACTTGGGGTCGAGTTCGATCAGCCAACCGATGCGGCCAGTTTTTTCAGCGGCGATGAGGGTGGTGCCAGAGCCGCCGAACGGGTCCAGCACGATGTCCCCTGGACGGCTGGAATTGCGAATCGCGCGCTCGACCAATTCCACCGGCTTCATGGTCGGGTGCAGGTCGTTTTTCTGTGGCTTCTTGATGTTCCAGACGTCGCCCTGGTCACGATCCCCGCACCAGTGCCGGTTCTGGCCTTCGGGCCAGCCGTAAAGGATAGGCTCGTACTGGCGCTGGTAGTCGGCGCGGCCGAGCGTGAATGTGTTCTTGGCCCAGATGATGAAGGTGGACCACTTGCCACCGGCGGCGCGGAAAGCCTGCTGCAGCGTGTCCAGTTCGCTGGACGACATGGCCACATAGACAGCGCCGCTACAGCGCGACAACATCGGCGTCAACGCCGCCAGCAAGAAATCGTAGAAGCCATCGCCCAGGTTGTCGTTCAGGATCGGACGGTCCTTGCCACGCATCTTGTCCTTCGCGCTATTGGCATAGTCCACGTTGTACGGTGGATCGGTGAACACCATGTTGGCTTGGGCGTCGGCCATCAGCAGCTCGTAGCTCCTAGGGTCGGTGGCATCGCCACACACCAATCGGTGCTTGCCCAGCTCCCAAACATCACCTGGGCGGGAAATCGGAGTGACGGGCACCTCGGGCACCGCATCGTCGTCCGTCTGGCCATCGAC